AGATCTTGCTCGCAATCAATCACATGAAATTTGCAGCCTTGAAAAAACTTTATGGTGCATAAACTTACACAAATAAAGTTTTAATCGGTAATAAAAATTAAATCCTCATCCTCTTCTTTGTCACACTCAGAGTCTTCTAATAATCTTAATAAATAATAATAAATTCTTTCATTGACCCATTTTAAATCTTTTTCTTTAACATCTTTTAATATTGCACATAGTTGCAAATCTCTTGGGGTAGTTTTTAAATACTCCGCAAGTACTTTTAAAGCCTTATAACGATCTTTATTAAGTTCTGACAACATTTATCCATCCTCAAGTGCCTTTAGTTCCTCTAAGAGTTCTTTTGATTGTAGGGCAACTATTTCGATAGCTCCATTCACTTTTTCATATGAATTTTTTAAAATTATTAAATCAGCATCTCTCACTTTAATTTCGGCAGACAACCCTCGTTGTTGCTCCTGTAATTCTTCAGTTAACTGATTTAATCTTTCAATACGAGATTGTACTTCCTTTTTGGACACTATTTAAATTAATAATTTAATTTAAATATAACCGTTAACTACTTTTATGCCTAGCAATTATTGAATTGTTTTGCTATATCCCCACCTACATTTGCACCTTTATTTTGACTAAACATGGTGACCCAACCTGCAACTAACCAACCTATTATAGGTATATTACTTACAGCTGGTGCTGCTTTTACACCCATAGAGGCTCCTACAAGCCTACCAGTGGACTCTCCGCTTCCTTCTATCTTGTAACATGCTATATCTTCCTCAGTAATCCCAGAACCTTTCTCAACGGTTTTTGAAGCCATACTCTCTCCGTTCATTGTAAAATCTTTACTAATTACAATTTTTTCTTTCTTATTACCAAAAAATCCTTTTGGTGTCTCACTTCTTTTTATACTACTTAAAACCTTGGGATCATTTGCCATGTAAGAAATTTTGTACCCAAACTCTGAAGCATCTACTTGATATGTCGTATAAGGACCTACCGGTAAATTAATCACAGGTAATTTACTTTTATTTGTTAAGGTATTTATTAAACCAATATTTGATACACCTAAAAGGGAAACTAAAACTATAGTTCCCCATCTACGCTCAGGTCTTCGATACATCGTTGTTATTAGGGACTTCAGTAACTATCTTAATAGGTGCTTGTTCAATACGCAAGATTTGAGTTGGCGCAGTCTGTGTAGCCTTTTCTATAAGTTTTTCAAAGTCAGCCTTAGTTAAATTTGGAGTACTATCTTTTTTGTTGATACCATCTCCTCTCTTACCTCGTGACGCATCCACGCCAAAGGAACTAAGTGTTGCAGTTAAGATCGAAGCTGGAAAAGTTATATCCTTGGGTTCTGTGCTATATCCTGGTATAGTTATGTAGTTTAAGCTAACGATAAAGCCGGACCACCCAACTACAACAAGCCTTACTACGACTGAGATAAAGGCTAATTGTTCCTCTTTATCATCTATGTTGTC